CCTTGGGCGTCCAGTTCTCGTCTCGCTTCGGCGCGATCCGCGCCGGAGCGCGGGCGAAGGCCGCTCGGGCCGTCGAGAAGACCGCGCGCGACATCGAGGCGGGCGCGAAGCAGCGCTCGCGCGTCGATAGCGGCCAGATGCGCGGCGGCTGGTCGGTCGAGCCGATCTCAGAGACCTCGAAAGAGGTCTTCAACGAGGTCGAGCACGCCGTCTACAACGAGTTCGGCACCGTCCACATGAGCGCCCAGCCGATGCTCGGCCCGGCCGCCGAGGAGGCGCGGCCGGGCTTCCTCGAGGCGCTCTCGCAGCTCACCGACTAGCCCCCCTACGGAAAGGACCCGCCCGTGCCCGCAGCGAAGAAGAAGCCCCTGCCGCGCCTCACCTTCGAGCAGATCGAGGCCGCCGAGGACATCAAGCAGGAGACCGTCGAGGTGCCGGAGTGGGGCGGCTCGGTCGTCGTGCGCGGCGTGCCGAAGGCCGACTACGACGCCTTCCTGCTCCTGGAGTCGCCCGACGACGTCCATTTCCTGCTCTCGAAGGCGTTCGTCGAGCCCGCGATCGACGAGGAGCAGGCGGCCAAGCTGCGCCAGAAGTCGGCATCGGCGATGGAGCGCGTCGAGGCCACGATCATGCGCCTGTGCTCGGCCCGTGGTGCCGAGCGGCGATTTCTGGAAGGGGCAGACGACTAATGCGCCCGACGCCGCCCGCTGGGCCGACCGCGCCTTCCAGTTCCGCCTCGCGCGGATGCTCGGCCGCACCGTAGACGAGCTGCTTCACGGCGGCCCCGGCCACCGCCCGATCTCGAACGCCGAGTACGAGGAGTGGATCGGGTTCCTCGTCTTCGAGCGCGAGCTGGGCGAGTTCGAGGCCAACAAGGTCGGCTTGAAGCGGAGGTAGGCACAGATGGTCCCACACGCTCGCCCCCTCAGCCTCTCCGGCGCCCGCAGCGCCGGTCCACGTGACCCACGAGCCCCGTCTCCCGACCGGGGCTCGTCGTCGTTCCCGGAGGCACCCTGATGGCCAGCGAAGCGGCCCGCCTGTTCGTCCTCATCGACGCGAAGATCACCGGCCTCGAGCGCGGCCTCGCGCGCGCCGAGGCACGCTCGGCGCAGAGCGCGAAGCGGATCGGCCAGCACGGCGCGATGGTCTCGAAGGCGTGGTCCGGCGTGAAGCTCGCGGGCGCGGCCGGCCTCGCCGTCGGCCTCAAGAAGACCGTCGACCAGACCGTCACCTTCGACAAGGCGATGCGCAACGTCAACTCGATCGCGCAGCTCGGCGAGCGCCGCTTCCAGGGGCTCTCGAAGTCGGTCCTCGGCCTCGCCGGGAAGACCGCGCAGGGTCCGACGACGCTCGCCGAGGGCCTCTACGACCTCGTCTCCTCGGGCTTCGACGCGCGCGAGTCGCTGCTCGTGCTCAAGTCGTCGGCGAAGGCCGCGACCGCGGGCCTGACCGACACGGCGACATCCACCAAGGCCGTCGCCGCGGTCCTGAACGCCTACCAGATGCCCGCCGCGAAGGCGAAGCAGGTCTCGGACATCCTCTTCAAGACCGTCGACCGCGGCGTGATCTCGTTCGAGTCGCTGGCCCAGAACGTGGGCGACGTGCTGCCGTTCGCGACCGCGCTCGGGGTCAACCTCCAGCAGGTCGGCGCCGCCACGGCCACGATGACGAAGGCGGGCGTCTCCGGCCCGGAGACGATGACGCGGATCAAGGGCGCGATGGTCGCCCTGATCAAGCCGTCGAAGGACCTGAGCGCCGTCTACAAGGATCTCGGCGTCACCTCCGGGCAGGAGCTGATCCGCAAGACGGGCTCGTTCCAGGGCGCGCTGCAGGCGCTCTCGCGCGCGGTCGGCGGCAACAAGGAGAAGCTCGCCGACCTGTTCCCGGACATCCGCGGCCTCGGCGGCGCCCTGCTCCTGACCGGGAGGAACGCGAAGAGTGCCACCGCCGACCTGGAGGGGATGAACAAGTCCTCGGGTGCCACGAGCAAGGCGCTCTCACAGCAGTCGAAGTCGGTCGCCTACCAGTGGAACAAGCTGAAGGCCGAGGCCTCGGCGCTTGCGATCACGGTCGGCTCGGATCTCGTGCCGAGCACCCGCGCGGCGCTCAAGAGCATCACGGACTTCATCCGCGGCATGCAGTCGGGCAAGGGCGCCGGCGGCGACTTCAGGCAGGTGCTCGAAGACACGGCCGCGGTGATGAAGGCGCTCTGGCCGGTCGTCCGTAGCGGTGCGATCGTGGTCGCGAAGCTGGTCGGGAACCAGATCGCACTCGCGAAGGCGCTCGCGCGCGTCTACTCGGTGATCGCCGACAAGGTGCTCGGGGCGTTCTCGTCGATGCTGCGCGGGATCGCCGACCTCGCGCGCCTGGCGGGCAAGATCCCCGGCGTCGGCGGCAAGTTCCGCGGCCTCGCCGACGACGCGGACTCGGCGGCCGACAAGATCGACGGCGTCCGCGAATCGCTGCGCGGGGTGAAGTCGAAGACCGTCACGCTGAAGGTGAAGCTCGCCGAGCAGGTGTTCGACTTCTCGAAGGGGCCGACCGCCGGCCTGCCGGACATCGGCAACACGCCGCTCCCGAAGCCGAAGCCGCGCCCGCGCCGCAAGGAGCCGCCGATCGCCTCGGGCGCGCGCGCGCCTGACCTGATCGGCGCACTCAAGCGCCCCACCGCGCGCGCCGCCGGCGAGGCGGGCGGGGCCGAGCTCGGCTCGCTGCAGTCGGCGCTCGCATGGGTCAAGGCCAACTACCCCGGCTCCTACGAGGCGATGATCGAGGACGCGGGCGGCTCGAACCAGCACCTCCACATCGCCGACCCCCGGGCCGTCGAGATCGGCCGCAAGCTCCAGTCGATGGGCTTCGGCGTCGGCGAGAACCCCGCCTTCGGCGGCGTCGGCCGCGTTCACGCGCCGAACTCCTGGCACTACAAGGGCCAGGCGATCGACGTGAACGCCGACTACCGCTCGCTGCGCGCGGGCGGGGCGGCTGGCGGCGGTGGCGCGAGCGGCCCCTCCGCCGTACAGCGAGCCGCCGCCGAGGCCAAGCGCCGCCTCGCTGCCCTGAAGGCGCGCAAGAAGAAGGAGGCGGCCGAGCGCAAGGCGTCGCTGCGCGCGCAGAAGGAAGCGGCCAAGGCGCTGCGCGAGGCCGACCGCGAGGCGCGCTCGTTCTCGGCGGTGGAGTCGAAGATCGAGCGCGTCGACCTGCGCACGCGCGCCGGGCAGTTCTCCGAGGCCGAGGGCATCCAGCGCAAGATCGGCCTCTACACCGAGGCGCTCGGCTGGCTGAAGGGCCTCGGCCGCCTCCAGGCGCTCGCGGGGATCGAGGACCTGAAGAAGGAGCTGGCCGAGGTCAACCGCGGCCCGGACCCGCCGGAGCCCGGCGAGGCCCCCCGCTTCGCCGATCTGATCGCCGACGCGCTGTCGCTCACCGACCTGAAGCGGCGCGCGGGCGACCTGACCGACGACCAGGCGCGCGCAGAGTCGATCGCGATGATCCAGGGCAACCTCGGCAACCCCGACCTGTCCGAGCGCGAGCGCCTGGAGCTGCGCGCCGAGCTGCGCGAGCTGACCGCGGCCGTGGCTGAGAACACCCAGGCGCAGTCGGAACAGGTCGATCTCCTGAAGGAGCAGCGCGACCTGGCCCGCCGCGCCGCGGCGATCTCCGACACCCAGGCGAAGACCGCGATGAGGGCGCTGACCGACATCATGCGCGGCGAGCTGACCTCCGGGTATGCGGGGCGGCGACTGACGCCCGGCTTCGGATCGGTGACGAGGTCGTAATGCCTGAATCCCTCGTCCTCGACGGCCTGTCGCTCACGAACGCATCGCCGCTCAGCGCCGAGCGGATCTCGTTCACCCCCGCCGCCAAGCGCGCCGAGTGGATCGAGGCGGTCGACCTCGACGGCTCGGTGCTCCTGCGCGACCCGCTGCACCTGACCTCGCAGATCGAGGCGCGGCTGCGCGTCGTCCAGCAGGCGACGATGGACGCGGCGCTGACCGCGCTGGGGCAGCTCGTCGGCAAGCTCCAGGAGTGCTCGCGCAACGAGCAGGGCAGCCCGCTCGTCTGGACCCCGGACGGCTCGACCGACTCCTACACGCTCTACGCCCTGCTCGGGGAGATCAAGGACCTCCCGACCGAGCACTCCGGCCCCGACATCGGCTGGCTCTCCAGGCAGCCGGTGATCACGGTGGTGCTGACGTGCAAGCCGTTCCTCTACGGCTCCGAGGTCGGCACCGTCACCGACGACTTCTCGACGGACACGAT